TGGCAATGAAAATTATATTAAAAATAGCGGCCTATTCCACACAACAGAATCTGGTGTTACGGGAGCATTAGACCCAAGAAAGTCGTGGACTCTTGTTGGGTGGGCAAACATTAATGAACTCTCTCCTCGGGGAGCAGGAATTTTTAGCACCTCCCAAGCCGATGGCGATGGGTTCCCCGCAGGTAGATTTGTGAATATCAATCGCAACTCAACTTGGGACGACCGAGACACAGATAAGTCTAATGACATCCAAGCTCAATACCTTGGATGGAGCCTCACCGCTGACGGGTCTAGTCAAGAAGACGGATCGCCTTCGCATTCTCACCGAACTCAATTTTTAGGCAACCTCCAACAAGCTGATGCGGGTAAGGAAAAGTGGCACCAGTTTATTATTAGGCATAGAACAGATAGCGCAACCTTTATTAATGGAGAGGGGGAGGACGAGAAAACTGTGATAGAATTCTATGTAAATCAGACCATGCGCCGCTTTCAGGATGGCGGCGATGGCGAGGATGCATCTCTATTCAATAATTTAGGAAACTTTGGAAATTTTAGCGCGAGAGCAAATGCCACATGGGATGACTCCAAAACGATGCTTCCTGAGACATTTATGATTGGCGCACAGGAGTTTTTCAGAGACAGAGATTATTACGATACTGGCCCATCTTTTATCTCTACGATGAACGGGCATATAGGGATGTGGGGATTGTGGAACAGGGCTCTGAAACACTCAGAAATGAGTTTTTTGAGGAAGGCAATCATCGCCCCATACAACAACACAAACGCCTTCACTCATCTTCCACGGAAATACGACGAATGTGTCGGAATCATGAGCACCTTAACAGGGGGCACGGGGTGGAGCGATCCCGCAGGGGAAGTGGTGCCCGAAGGAACTGCGCCCCTTCTTTATGGAGAGAATAGTTTGGTGGCGTGGTGGGACGGAACCACAGGAGACACAAGTATCGGCAATGGCCTACTTGATATCCACACAGGAGGCCACCACTTAACGGGAAGCGGTAATTTTTCAGGAGTCGATAAAACCTATGAAGAGGCATTTATACACTCTGTTCCCAACCCCACGACCTCTAACCCCAGATTTGGGGGGTTCCCAGGAACTGATGGATTTAGCTACGGACGAGATGGGGGAGTATTTTAGAGAGGGAGAGACAGCCCTTGAATATATCAAGGAGCTTTCTCACCAAAATTTCAAAGGAGAAATCTGCGGGTTTTTGGGTTACCATTATCGGTCAGAACGATATGTGATTCAAAAGGAAGACAATATCGCTCCCGATCCCTCTTCTCTTTTCCTGATCAATCCTTTAAATTATTTACTCTTTAAAGATGCCTATGAAATGGTGGCTATTTTCCATAGCCATATTGTAGGAGACGAAAACCCATCAGAGTTTGATATAAAAATGGCTGAAAATTGTTGCCAACCATTTTTAATATATAGCTTGAATAGTAAAAAAATAAATATTTATACCCCCGAAAACACAGAAGCAGATGTAAAGATACTAGAACGGATTAAGGCTGTAGCATGACGACTATAAGATTACATGGGATTCTCGCAAAAGAATACGGGCAAAATTTCTGCCTAGACGTAGGGAACTCTAAAAATATGCTACACGCTATCGACGCTAACAGGGGTGGTTTCATCGCGAGGGTTATACAATTACAAAAAGAGGGTTGTGTCTATGAGATTATTATTGATAAAAAAAGACTTAAGAGTCAACAAGAACTCCAAAGTCATTATGGCGCTGAGATTATTGATTTAGTCCCAGCCATTACAGGCTCGGGTCCAGCGGTTTTTTTACCCCTATTCGGAGGAAACGCCTTTCTAGCTCACATCGCAAGTGCTATATTTTTCGCGGCCATTTCTTATGCTTTAACCCCCACCCCCGAAGTGCAACAAATAGAAGCCACGGCCCAAGCGTCTAAAACGTCTATGGTTTTTAGTAATACTGTTAATACCGCAAGTCAGGGAGCCCCATTACCCATTGGATACGGACGCTTAAAAGTTGGCTCTCAGGTAATACAAGCCACTATTAAATCTTACCCCCAACACCAACCAGTTGACGAAGCCTTAAGGGATACCTAAATCGAGGGGGGCGCGAATATAACCACTAGTAACCGACGACTAGAATGATTCATGTATTTAAAAAAATTCAGGTTGCTGGTGCAGGTAAATCTAAGAAAAAGCCTAATCCTCCTGTTTATAAACCCCCCGAGATGGGAGAATTACAATATGGAGCCTCCTTTAGTTATTCTGAAACTCTTGATCTGATTAGTGATGGGCCTATTGGAGGAATAGTTAATGAGTGGGGGGAGGTAATGAAGGGAATAAATATCCTGAAAGGGATTTATTTAGATGACACTCCTATAGCGGTATCAAATGACAACACCGCTCTAGAAGCCTCTCTCTCAGAGACACAGGAAGAGGGGATGGAAATCACATCGATGGAAATCGCCAACGTAACGATGGCGGGTAAGGGGATAAGAGGACTGAGAAATTTCTTTCAGGCTATAACCACTCAAAACCGCCATAGCCGAGATGGAAAAATATCCACTTTAAATGGAGGGGAAGAAGAGAAATCGGAGGATATGATGTTACCTAATGTAGCATTTCTATTTTTTAAGCTCAGGCTGAACATTTCGGCCATTGATGTGCCCCCAGGATGGGGGGAATCCTCACTATTCATTCGCGCCTTTATAAAAGACAACTTCGTAACTGGGGATAGGTTTTATTGGTATCTTGATAGCGACCTAAACTATGGAGGTGTAGGGGATAGCCAATCAGATGCAGCTTTTAGAGATCTCCGCTTCCCTCGGGGGGGTGAGCGCCCATGGATATACTTGATGGGCAGGCGAACGCCTGACCACACAGAAACTACAACGGAGGGGTCGGGCTCTCCTCAATCTCTATATTGGACCGACGCAAACACACTAACGACCTCCAACTTTTTCATAGGCTTCCAACCCTTGGCGGGGGAATCTCAAGGACAATTCACCCAAACAACTCATGACGCTAAAGAGTTTGTCGAAGACGAATTAACTGCTATTCTTGATCTGTGGAATACCAACAACGAACAGGGGGGTAACTCATTCCAAAGAGAATTAGCAGCAAGAGCTATTAGTCGATTAGCTTTAGGTTGGGATGGAAGCCAACCAGATCTAGCAGGGTTGCTATCAGAGAGAATAAACGAAAGAAAAGGATTGTTTGTCATAGTTAGGGCGTCTGAAGAAAATAATCCTAATCTCGATCAAACTGTTCTCGATGGGAATGGTAACTTGCAGAATATGGAGACCTTTCTTTATGGAGCTAACAAAAAGTGGAATCTAGAGACCGATCTGGGAAATGTTTCTGAAGGCGGCTTCCAAAAAATTGATGTTACTTGCCCGACAGTAGACCCCGATGGGAAATGCACAGGAACTATGCATGGTTTTGTGCTTTTAACTTTTAACTATAAAGCTCATGAAGGATTAGAAAGATATGACAGCCTTGAGTTTCCCCACAAAAGCGCGCTGGCGAAGGCACCTTGGAATACGCACACTGTAGCTTTCCTTGGTTCTCTGAATAGTTTGTTTGCTGATGTACAGTCTTTACAATACGCGCATCAGACAGGAGGCGTCGTGGAACGTGTAAACGAATACCAAACTTCTTCTAATTTGAAATTTAATTATTCAAATGTTTTAGCCGAAGTCAAAACAGGAGAAGAAGACCAAGCGCATTTTGAGCACTTCCGAAGAATATTTATCGATCATCTCTACAATAAGGAGCTTTTCGGACCTTTCGGGACAGCTTCCGCGCTAGGTAACCCCATGACGCGAGGAGCGCAAACAAACGCACCCCAAAGAATCCACGCCAATGCAGATATGCTTACTCGCGAGGTAGTCCTAAGTTTAGGCGCAGAAAATTTTAATACAGAAATGGTAGGAGAACTCCCCGTGGATGAGGGAAGTGACGACGAAAGAGATAGTCAAGGAGTTAAAAACTATTCTGATTGGGGAGCTGGTTCTGTAATATCTTGGGATGAAAAGCCGATCTCATGTACCCACACTGTTTACAATCCCAATGTAACAAAAGCTTTTATTACATTAAATATACAATCTTTGCAAGACACGCTAGTAAGGAAAGTGGATAATGTGGGTGGTG